GCGTTTCCTTTTTGTCCGGAGCCCCTGCTAGGCCGCCGGAGGCACGGGGAGGTTTGGAGGGCTTCCCTCCATAGGGTCTGGTGTCTTCAGTCGTCTTCTTTTGCATGGCCAGGGGGCAAGGGGAACGGGTTCCCCACACGGTGGGAGCGATGATCTTCTCAGCTAGCTCGATCTCTCGAGGGGGGTGGCCCCGATTCAATCGCCCAGTCCAGTTGCCAATTACCCTCCTTGAATTCCAGGTCCATTTGAAGGGTCTGACAGAACGGATTCAAAATCCGTTTGCTTGCTCTAGGCTTACTAGTAATACTGTATGAGGGGGATAAAAAGACTATGTACTATTTTAGAACTATCTGTCAAGTCGTCCTGTAAGTGCTTGATTCTACTAGGGCGGGAGAGGCACTTTTCCCTTGACAGGATTTGGTAAAAGGTAGAATTCTGTACATATATGGCGAAAGACCACACAGTAACGGTCTATCAAAATGCGGATAATCATAAGTTGTTACATGACTTGTATATGATTACTCGGAAGCAGATTGAGGGACTACGTCGCAAGGTTGAGGAAGAGGATGATCTTACACAAAAAGATCTAAAGACACTCGATCTCTGTTATGATGGCCTCAAGAAGCTAATTGGCATCGAGAAAGAGCTGAAGACTGACGCTCTTGCCTCGATGACCGATGACGAGCTTAGAGCCCTCGCCCGCAAAACATTAAGAGAGGGACTAGCATCCAGTAAGAAGGGGAAGTGATGGCTAAGAAGAAACCCAAGTCCGATAGAGAACTTATTACCGAGGCCGTTCTAAAGGCAACTCGCCAACGACTAGATTCTCAAACCCCAGGTGAATTGTTGCAGACGCTTTCCGATGAAGAGCGATTCGAGTTTGGAGCAGGTCGCCCTGGTGGAGAGAGCTTACCAGTAGCTAAACCAAAATGGGATGATCCTCGTCGTTCACGACGACCACGAGGACCACAAGATTTCGAGACTGGGCACCAGTATGGCGCACCATTCCACGAGGAGGCCATGAAGTATGGTGGTCCTGAGTATGCTCAAGAATTCGTTGGACCACCAGATCCTATTCCTCCAGATTACAGGTCAGGCTACCAGTATGGATCAAAGAGAGGTAAGCCACTCAGCGAAGCGATTCGTCGTATTATGATGGAAGCAGCAGGCAAAGAAGCCCGACACGGCCCTTATCGCGAAGGAATGCCAGGTTATGAATATCCAGAAGAGGTTCCTTATACGGATGAAGGATTCATGGGTGGAGGACCACCAGGAATGACGAGGGAAGAATACTACGAAGACCCAAGGAATCAGCAAAAGCTCTGGGAGGAGATCCAGCAGGGACTCGGATACGAAGGAACGATGCGTCGTAGGCGTGAGCAGAAATACAGGGGAGAGCAGATCAGTGACGTTCCGGGAAGGTACGGACCAGGTGGAGAGTACGGACCACCTGCTGAACGAGAGCCGCCTGAGAAAGAGAAGCTCTACGCTCCCAAAGTAAAATCGAGGTCCAAAAAGTAGATAAAGAGAAGCGGAAGCAATGATAAAGATTAGACCCTATAAAGCACTAGATGAAGACTTCATATATCACTCCTGGTTGTCGTCAGTAGACTACAATATCCCCGGTGTTCAGCGAATGACGCGATTAGTTATTGACAGTTGCGTAGATAATGGCACTATCTTAGTGGCATGTTCAGATGAAGACCCTGACCATATCCTTGGTTGGCTGTCCTATTCTGAAGAGGTAGGGTTTCCAGTCCTCCTCTATATTTTTGTGAAGAAGAATTTGAGGAACCATGGAATAGGGAGAAACCTCCTCAGTGAAAGATTTCCCGAGGAGACTGTCCCGACAGCCTTTTGGTCCTTCTGGTGTCAGAAGTATAATTTGAAGAAGCGGTGGGGATTGAAGTTCAATTCCCTCTACTTGCCAGTACTGGTGGATAAGTTAAATGGCAAAACAGAATCTCAGCCCAAAAACCAAGGCCAGACGGAAGGCATTGTCGCGCAAGCCTAACCTCGCCTTGTCTGGGCGAGAGGTACTGGAGGCCGCAGTTGGTCGTTTTGGAATCCCCGAAAAAGCTCGAATCGTCCGAAAGACTTCGGATATCACTCTCAACTTCAAGAGACACCTGTTCCCTGAACAACTTTCCTTTATCAACGACCCAAGCAAACGAAAGGCCGCTTTATGTACTCGACGGGCAGGAAAGTCTTTCGCAGTATCGCGATACCTCATCCAAGAGGCTATCGATAGGCCGGAGACTCTATGCGTCTATATTGCTAGGACTCGCGAAGCTGCGAAACGTATTCTCTGGAATATGCTGAAGCAGGCTGACAAGCAGTACCGGCTTGGCATTAAATTCAATAACTCTATGCTGGTGGCAAAATTCCCCAATGGCTCAGAGATCATCTTCACTGGTGCCAACGATGCCTCGGATGTGGATAAGCTCCGCGGTGCCGCATTCTCCCTGGCAGTTCTTGACGAAGCTGCGTTCTTCAATATCAATGTTAAGGAGCTGGTTCGCGATGTTCTTAGTCCCGCTCTTTTAGATAGTGATGGAACTTTGGCCATGATTAGCACTCCCAATGAGATCTGCGCTGGCTTCTTCTTCGACATTACCGAGCTAGAGAAATATGGCTATTCGGTCCATAAGTGGTCTGTTAGAGATAATCCCTATATGACGCAAGCCGTCAAATCTATCGATCGTGATGTCAGAGCAGGCATCCTAGACCCCACCGAGCCATCCTACAAGCGTGAGTATCTGGGCCTGTGGGTCAAGGATGACCGGTCAATCGTCTACAAGTATTCTGAGATGAACCTCTATGACGAGCTACCGGAGAACTGCTTCTGGGAATATATTATGGGAATCGATTTAGGATATCACGACCCGACAGCATTTATCATTGCTGCATTCTCTGAGGACCATGAAGAGCTATTCATCATAGAGCAGTTCAAGAAGAAGAATATGCTCACCTCTGATGTTGAGGATCTTATCCGAGAGTATCAATCTCGATTCAACTTCAGCAAGATTGTCGTCGATACTGGTGGTGGCGCTAGTCGTATGGTCCTCGAAACATTTAAGGCTAGGACATCTTTGCCAATCGAGCCCGCGAAGAAGAGCGGTGACAAGATTGGTCTAATTACGATGATGAATGCTGACCTGGCCAGGGCCTTAATCAAGGTTCGCAGGGGCTCGGAGCTACTCAACGAATGGGATAAGCTTCAGTATAACCAGGCTGGAACTGCCGAAGATAAGCGGTTTGATAATCACTTGAGTGATGCGGCGCTATATACATGGATGGAATCTCGGCATTTTCTTTACGAGGAGAAGACAAAGCCTCCAGAGTTTGGAACTGCTGAATACTATACACAACTAGAAGACAAAATAGAAGAACGGCTGCTACAAGAGCAAGAGCAAGATAGCGGTCACGATGAGGATCTGTGGGGCGTTGGATATTCAAATTCTGACGCTTTCTATAATTAATATAAACAGTTAGACTATTAGCAAGGATAGAGAACATGGCGCAAGACCCTAGAAAATTACGGAAGCTTTTGGAGATTCTCACACAGTTTGGAGTCACCAAGTACGAGACAGATGAGATTAAGATCGAGGTAGTTAGCCCAGTAGCTCTCGCACATAAGATGTATGATGGTGCAGTTAAGGTTGCAAATACTGAATTTTCAATGGATAATTACGACAAAGAGCCCGAAGTGGCTACCGAGAAGAACGAAAACGTCATTGCTTCGCCAGAGTACTCTGATGAGGAAATGCTCTACTGGAGTGCAAACTCATAATGTATGGAATATTTGATGATGTATTTTGGTGGCAGGCTAAGAAAGATCCTCACTTAGCAATCGACAAGTATATTACTGTCATTAGGGATAATCAGAATGATTTCTACAACGACTTAAGTATGTTTGTCGGCCTGTACGGTGGTCGTCCTCTTAATAATTCTGAAGATTCGTTCAGATATCGCAACAACAGACCTCGATTAACATTCAATATCATCCACTCCCTATGTCAGGCAGCTACCGCGAAGATAGCAAAGCATCGTCCGGGTATCTCATTCTTAACTTCTGGCGGCGACTGGTCCCAAAGACGCAAGGCTAAGAACCTTGATAAGTTTATGCAGGGTCAGATTTACTCCACAAAGGCATATACTATTGCCCAAAAGGCATTTTTGGATGCCTGTATTGTTGGAACAGGTATTATCAAAGTCTTCATGGAGCACGGGAAGACTAAGCTCGAAAGAGTACCGCTCGTAGAGCTGACCGTTGATGGTTCTGAGGCAGGCACAGGAGAGCCGCGTCAGATCTTCCAAACAAAACTGGTTTCTCGTCATGTCCTGGCAGCAAAGTTTCCAAAGTATAAAAGACAAATCCTGGAATCAATTGAAGAAGTTCAAGATGACGAGGGGGAAGAGCAAAGATATTCAGACCTGATTAAGTGTCATGAAGCATGGCATCTCCCATCTGGCCCTGATTCGGGTGATGGTCGCCACATTATATCCATTCCAACCGTAACCCTGATGGATGAAGAGTACGATAAGGATTACTTTCCGTTTGTGTTTGTTCGATGGACGGAATCACCAGTCTCATTCTGGGGCAATGGTCTAGCTAGAGAAGTTAAGGGGATCCAAGTTGAAGTGAACAAGTTGCTGGCTCAAATTCAGCAACAGATGCACCTTGCTACTCCAAAAGTATTTATTGAGGATACAAGCAAGATTGTTAATGCTCACTTGAATAATAGGGTCTGGGGGGCAATTCGATACAGAGGAACACCACCGCAGTTCTTTGTTCCCAAGTCTGTCTCTGGGGAGATGTTCTCTCACCTAGACCGACTTGTTAACCAGGCTTACGAGATGACGGGTATTTCTCAGTTGTCAGCACAAAGTAAAAAGCCTGTCGGACTTGAGTCGGGAAGAGCACTCAGAGAGTTTTCCGATATTGAGTCAGAGCGGTTTATGGTTGTTGGGCAGGCTTACGAGAGTGTCTTCGTCGAGATCTCAAAGCAATTAATTTCCTTAGTCAAAGATGCGACTGAGGATGGAGAAGAATATCTATCAGTCAGCTTCTCTCCCAACTCAGGAGTTGAGAAGATTAATTGGGGTGAAGTTAACATGGAGGAGGATGAATACATTATGCGCATTCAACCTATTGGTTCTCTTCCTCAAACGCCTGCGGCAAAGCTCGCGAGCGTAACAGAAATGCACATGAATGGCATGTTCACAAAAGAAGAAGCACATCAGCTCTTAGAATTTCCAGACTTGGATAGAAGCAACAAGCTAAAGAATGCCCATATTGAGCTAATCGATAAGATTATAGATGATATGATCGATAAGAATAAATATACGCCGCCAGAGCCTTACCTCAATTTGGAATTAGGAATCGAGCGTGTTCAGCAGTCTTACAACTTAGGCAAGATAGAAGGAGTCCCAGAATCGAGACTTGAGCTTTTGCGTCGTTGGATAGCACAAGCAGTTTCGTTAACGGACCAAGCACAAAAACCACAACAGCCCGGCATGATGCCTGTAGACCCGATGGGAATGCCGCCAGGAATGCCTCCGGGGATGCCTCCGGGGATGCCGGGGATGCCACCACCAGGACCTCCAATGGGGATGCCTCCTGGACCGCCAATGCCTGGACCGCCTGGAGCACTACCGCCACCGGGTGGACTACCACCATTAGGAGCACAGTAAATGTCAGAAGCAGCAGAAACAGTAGTAGAAGAATCTCAAAATGAGACAGCAGAACATGTTCCCGGTATTGATCCGGATGTAGAATTGCCTGATTTTAATATCTATGCAGAAGAAGAGTCTCAAAATGAGACAGTAGCGGAAGAGAAAAAGGAAGAGGCTAAAGAAGAGGTTGCGCCTGATAGCACTTGGAGTGCTCGCGTAAAAAAGGATAGGTCACAAAGAAAAAAAGAAATCGAGTTCAAAAAGAGAGAGCAGGAGATTCTAGCTAGAGAGCAAAGAGTAGGCTCTGCCGAGGGTCTAAGGGATGCTTTTATGAGTAATCCTGAAAAATTTCTTGAGGCTCAGGGTGTTGATCCGTTGGAGTTTTTTTCTGATTGGACAAATAGAATCTCTACAGGAGTCAATAACCCGTCTGAGGATACTCGATTATCAAGTACAGAACGACAAGTTAAGGAGCTTAGAGAAGAACTACAAAGGAGAGACCAGGCTAGACTAGCAAAACATACTGCCGACGAGCAGCAAGGAGCCATTAACCAGTATTATTCTCAGGTTAATGAATTCATAAAGTCTACCGATGATTATCCTTTGACTAAAGAGCAATGCACCGCACCGGACATTGCTCAAGGTATTGCAGCATATTACCAAAAGACCGGCGTAGAGCTTGGTTTTGATGAAGCATGTAAAATGATAGAAGATGGCCTGGGTGAAAAAGAGACTAATATCTTTAATGATCCTGCCATTATAGCAAAATTTAAAAAGTACCACGGATTGGAAGCATCGAATAATAAGGGCAAACGGTCGCGATTAACATTGTCCAACAATTTAGAAACTCAACCAACTAAGACTCCGGCAGAGGATATGTCCGATGACGAGATCTATGATTTTTGGAAGGGTAAACTGTTCACTTAAATTAGAAAGGAAGACTTGCTATGCCAAGTTTTAATTTAACGAACTTCGATGCGGCCATGAAACACATGTATCCGTATAAGAAGGTCGAAAATATGGTCTATAAGAATAACCCCTTATTGGCCATGATCCCTAAAAGTACAAAATTCCCAGGACGAAACGCTACGTATGCAGTTGAATACGGCGTAACCAATGGGCGTAGTGCTAATTTTCAAACTGCACAGAACAATCGGAACGGAACGAAGTTGTCAGATTTCGTTGTAACCCGCGTTAAAGACTATGCAGTTGTTTCGGTAGATAACGAAACCTTGTTGGCAGCAGATGGGAACGAAGGTTCCTTGCTTGATGTTGCAAAGTCAAAGACTGACTCTGCTCTTCTTGCTCTGTCTCGTTCAATGGGTAGTGATATCTATCGAAGCGGTTCTGGTTCTATTGGTCAGCTTGACGATAGTGTTGCTGATGATGGAACTACCCTGACTCTCACCCAAGCTGCGGATGCTGCAAACTTTGAAGTTGGTATGCGTATTGTTGCGGGTACTGCTACTGAAGGCGATACTCTTGCGAACAATGGCACTGCTGTTGAGGTCACTGGTATTGACCGTGAGGCTGGAACACTTACCCTTGGTAGCCCTATGGAGGCAGCGTGGAGTATTGCTTCTGG